CCAACAGAGTAGGCCAAGTCCTGCTTGGTTATGCCAATAGCACCGTGCAAAATTTGCAAATTGCTATAGCCTTGGTTGGTGCCCAGGTTATAAACACCACCGGGCACAGCCGGATCTATGGCCCGGATATGTGCCTGGGCAAGATCTTCTACGTGGATATAATCTCTGACACAGGTACCATCTTCAGTGGCAAAGTCCTGGCCGTTGAGCACAAACTGGTCGCTACCATCACGTATGGCTTCGAGCACTCGAGCAATGATGTGTGTGGCACCGGGTTCTTGTCCGTGTCTGGCTTGGCTGTCTGCACCACAGGCATTGAAATAACGGAATGCGACTGAATCAATGCCATAGGCCTGACCGTAACTGGCCAACATCCACTCAATCATGAGCTTGCTTTGACCATATGGACTGATTGGTTCTGCAGGATCTACTTCTTGACATGGAGTCATAACTGGTTCGCCATATGTGGCCGCACTACTGCTGAACACAATCCTGGTTGAAGTCATTTTATTAACAATCAAAAAGTCCAACAACTGTTTGGTTTTTACAAAATTGTTTTCGTAGTATACGGCAGGGTTGGTCACGCTGGGTCCAACCAGACTAGTACCAGCACAATGAACGATAGCATCAGGTTGGAATTGATGTATGCCAGCAAAGGCCACTTCTGTGGCGTAGTCGCCAGTGTGCCACCAAGTGTTAGCAGTTTGTATCAAATGGTCAGGCGGTATCCTGGGATCAATGCCCAGGACTTCATGGCCTTGATCCACTAGATTTAATAGGGTTTGGCCACCTATGTAGCCAGAGGCTCCGGTAACTACTACTTTCATTCTTCAATCTTTCTCACATGATACTTGGCCTGGCTCACATGGTCACGATATCTATTGCCTGCGCGGTTCCAAGATTCTCCGTTACCTTCCAAGATGTCTACCACACGATCGACTGTGCCATCGTTCCAGTCTGATATCAGTCCTGTGTTGTGATGTAGTTCTTGCAACAGGTTTTCTAACTTGTGATAGGCATCATCTATGCTCCAGGGAACATATAATCGATTAGGGTCGTCAGCAAATGTCTCAGGAAAACTGCGATAAGCAGGATATAAGACATTGCAACCAAGAGTGTCAGCTTCGCTAACGGTGTTCGAGACCCAGTCTTGTAAAGCACAATTAAACAAAACACGAGTATCATTAAGCAAATTATAATAATCATTTTTCTTCAAGTTCTCATAAATTTTTAATTTACCTTCATGTTCCAGTTGTCTAGCACGATCAATATAACGAGAATTGTTACTGCGTAACGGGCCACCTGAGAACACAGCAAACTCTATGTCAGCATGGCGACCTTGTCCATAATACATGTCAATTAAGTCCATGTAAAAGTCTGGTTGCTTCTCTTGATCAAATCTGGCCGCAAAGCCCACACGCATCTTTCTTTCTGCAAATGGTCGAATATTGTCTGTACCACCTATACGCTCTAGCACTTCGGATTTGCCAAATGCTAGTCCTGAAATATTGTAGATTGGAGCACGATATCCGGCTATACGCATATGAGCCACCATCTCTTCGTTTGTGGCCAACACGCCAGTCACAAAACAATTTACCATGCGTTCGTATGTGGCCATCCACTCGGCCATGCCCCATACATGAACAAAGTCATCTGGATCGATCGCTTGTGCTAGACAACGAACATACACACGTGGTCTTTGTTCTGCTGGAATCTGATCCATGATGTAAGGCAAACTCTCAATACCGGGCTGGAACATGTCTTCAAAGTAGATGACATCTTGGTCCGTAATTTCACCGTTACGCATCATCTGCACTAGATTCATCATCTGGCTCATGCCAAAGTAACTGCGGCCATGTGCATCCAGCACTTGTCCTACACTGATGCTTTGGGTGCTGTCGATAGTGCTTCCAGGAACATATACCACATCCAGGCCACGGCGATCAAACACACGCCGATTCCATTCAGTCAGTTGTAGGGTATAACGAGCTTCGTAACTTTCAAGCCCCATGTAAAATAGTTTCCTCATACCGGACGTCCCAATCTTCTAGCATCCTCCAGCCACATGTTCTTGGCATTCTTACCTTGGCTGTACTTGTTGTACTGTTGCCAAGCATAGCTCTTGAAGTTATAAAGATCTTCCTCGCGGAATCTATATCCATATTCTACACAAAAATCTTGATAGAGGTCAAGGTCGTCCATGATAGCGATTGCTCTTGGATTGGGTTTATGTTGGGGCTTGCCCATGATTCTTCCTTCTAGAATTTAATACTAAGGTTAGGGCGAGAAAGTTCATACTTGATCAAACAGCCGTTCTCGCCATCTTCGGCCACTTCGATCCAGACAGCTCGATTGGGATATCGTTCTGCTATCTGTATATATAAGTCATCTGCAATCATCTCACAACTTTTCCACTCTAATTTTAAAGTAGATGTGGTATACAAGTTTTCCAACCAGCGTTTGAACTGTATAAACTCAATGTCACGATCATTGTGTAACACGTCAATCCATACTCTGAAATGGAATATGTGTCGATGTGGATAACTCAAGAAAGTCACATCATATTCGTCAGTGGTGTTCAAATCCTCTCTAACTGCGGCTGCAGGATATCGATGGATGCCTTCTTTTCTAAAGGTCACCCAAATTTTACGCTCAGCGGCTTCGCGGATGCGTTCTGTTGTTTCTCTTTGTTCTTGTATCATATTATGCTTTCAATAGTTCAACTGTTACGATTCGCCCAATGGCACCGGCTACGTCTTCTACTTCGTCGGATATTATGTGTAAGTGTACTACACTTTCGTCGCGTTTGCGATCATAATGGTGAACCTCAACGATAGTGCCACCGGTTGCTTTTTGTATTTTAAAACTGAATGGATTTGGTAAATCTACATAGTCAGAGTCTCTGATCACGGTATCACGTTCGCTCAATCTGATTTTGCTGAGTCTACGAGGCTCTGGATAATTTATACCCCAGCTGATCAATCGATTCCAGATTCGTCTAATCATTTCGTACTCGCTTTAAATTTTGTGACATCTTCCACGGCGTGATGTAGCGTTGACGCATAGTTCATGGCCTGTTGTTCGGTCATGATGAGACTGGCTTCGTAGTCCACATATCCCTTAGTCAACAATGTCCATATGGTACGCCAACGATTTGTGCTCCAGAACTGTGTCTTTTGTGTTGTGTGAGTAGTGACCGTGATGCCAGATTCATCTGCATCAACAAATACATGGTGTGTATGATCGGCACAGAGACATTCACAAGTGACTGAATAATACCGTGAGTTACCCCAATCCTTGTGTATCAAGATGCCTTCTGCTGGTGTTTGTGCTCTAAGTGTCATTTTATGATTTCATCCTTGGTGTATCGAGACCAATCAGTGAATACTGCACGATCTCGTAAGTTGTGTAAACTATGGCACCAGACTCCGGGATTGGTTGCGGCAAAATCCCGATCATCCAGTTTGATTGTGGCATTGTATCCCAACTGCTGTATGTATGGTATCTTGACTGAAATCATTGGAATAAAGTTGTTGTATTCAACCAAGGGTCCTTCGATTAAACCTTCTACCGCTGACACATCTAGATCCAAGGTACACAAGATACCATGGTCCATTACTGTCTTAATCATGACTTCCCAAGCTGACCAGAGTAACGTAGACAGTTTGCCAGGATCAAGGAAACTCTGATTGGCACCAAAATACACATGGGTACATCCATTTGCTCTGGCCAAATCAAGCAACATCACAGGATCTTGTACGCCTACCACAAACAAGGTCTTGTGTCCAAATGCTGGCGAATGTTCTACTTCAGTGCCAACAAAACAGTTGACTTCTTTGTGTCCTGCTCGGTTCATACTCGTTGTTCCTGTTCTAATTGATCCAGTGCTGCTTGATCTAATTGTACACTATCATCGTCTTCTGTGTCAACTGTTTCTTGTTCAACTTCAAACAGCAGGTCAAACATAGGGCGACCACTCTTGGCCTTCTTGCCTTTGAATCCTCGTGTGCCGATAATATCCATCCAATAGCGATCGTAGTGTTCAATAATGGCTTCAGCTTCTGCACGATCTGGTGTGGCAAATATGGCATCCACAATGTCTTTGAATCGAGCATGGTCTCCGTTTTTGTTCCACATCATGCTTGGCCAACTTCCTGCATCATATTCTCGATTGGCACGTTGCACCGCTTCAAGATGGGTCCAAACATTATGGCCCATCAACAGTGCATAACTGAAACTGTCCCACGATGTTTTGCCTTCTTTGCCAATCTTGTTTAGATCACCTGGTTTGTAGATACAGATGTCTTTCATCTGTAGTTGTAGGCTTATTGGGCTTTCATCAAAGTGATCGATCAAGCCATCTGCTATCACAGCTGGTCCAAATGGTCTTGTGTCTGTGGCATACTTCTTGTCATCCACGATAGGACTCATCCTGTAACACCATTTTCCGTCGTGTGGCAAATCAATATGATGATATACTTGTCCGTTTGCAGTAGCAAGGAACGGACTGGCACAGTCAAAGCTGATGGTAAAGTCGGGATTCACATACTTGCGAACAGCTCGTTGTATGTCTGTGAGTAGCACTGCCCATTCCAATTTGCTTGTGCCTAAAAAGTGCATCCAGTCATGAACACCTTGTTGTAACAAGTTGTCGTGTCTTAGAGCTACTAACCTACGCAGGACCAAGTGTACATCACACATGTTCTGGCCACCCATACTCCACCCATTAAAGTGGGTGTCTGGGTATTGTGCCGGATCGCAATAGTGTTTCATGGTATCATACCAACGATCAGCATCTGGGTGATTGGCACCTTGTAAAACGTTCAAGACTTTCATGCCACCATCCCGGATGCCCTTGCGATGCCGCATGTAAAATTCATTGTTGAACTTGGTAGCATCCACAGCTTCTTGCAAGGTCTTGATGCCACATTTCTCGCTGGCGTTTTTGTCGTGTATGACCCAGGTTGGAATATCAAGAGTCATGCCATAATCACAAATACCATCCAGCCATTTGACCACAGCTTCTCTACGCTTCTGTGCTTTGGGACAACCTGAATTGGCTTTCCAGTCACCTTCCCAAAGTCCTTTGGCAATCTGGAATCCACCCGAGTCACCAAGCATCAATGTTTTAGGATCGCGACTACGAACCATGTCTTCTGACCAGTCCTGCTTGGCAAGATCCAGGTTGGCATGACCGCCTGAGTACAATGACCACTTGTAAGGGAACAGGCCCTTTTGATCATTGAGCCAGTTCATCATTTCCATGTCTTTGATACCCGCAGGCATTCTAGCAGGATCTACATAAGGTCCATTCACAGGATCACGCTGTTTACCTACAAAGGTGGCATAGAAGCCACTGATAGCAGGCAAGAACACAGCATAGTCTAGCTGTTTGGCGGTAAGGTTATCTTGTGTCATATATAAAATTTAATTGAGTCAATCAGTTCGTAGTCTTTGCTGTAAAAGTTTTTGATACGTTGCAACATGTCTGGTTGTTTTAGGATGCCTTGATAAAGTTGTGTTAGTTCTCTTTTTTGTTGTCTGACCAACTCATTGGCGGGTAAAAACTTATCCGGAGTCCACTCATTAGAAAACCCCTGTTCGTTGAAGTATTTGGCCAAGGATGTGATCAGTTCGGGTTTTTGATCTTGGTCAAACCAAATATACTGCCTGGGTCCTGTTAATCCTTTTAGGAATCTATGTTGCGGACAGGTATGAAGATCAAACACTATCTGTTCAAGAGCTTTTTGTGTAGTAATGTTTTGTCGGGTCATGTTGTTTTGAGTGTTGATCCGATCAAGATACACTCTCAACAGATATTCAACTAGCCCGCTGATCCAGCGTTGTACTGGATCTCTCAGCACTATCAAAGAAGTGGCAGGAGTTTTGGCAGAGCTCAAAAAATCACTTTCTTTGAAACCCATGGGTGTGATCATGGATCGGATGACTCGTGTGACATTTTTTTCAATAGGCACATACGCCAATCGCCAATCCTGATCCGCAAGACATCTACCAAACTGATATACTTCGCCGTTGAAATCGCAGGCGGGATACCCCAGAGACATCACTTGGTATGTGCCAATAAAATATAGTTGTACGTGGCCAGGCCTGAATTCACAGTGATCATGGCTGCCCCATCATCACTGATACGGAATGTCTTGTCGCCAGTAAGATCTAAAATACTGATCACAGTCTTGATAGGCCATGACCATGTGCGCTTGAGCGTGCCGCCAACACTGGGTTCAAACACAAAATTACCAGCGTGTGTGCTGTGATCACCAAAGTAAAACTTTAGATCACCATTTTCAGTCTTGGTCTGGAAGTTGACCTCTTCTGCCATGGCCTGTGCCTGCATCTTTAATCGCTGAATTGCAGCCACCGTTGGAGTAAATTCCACGTGCCATGGAACTCCTTTGAATGTTACAGTCTTGAGTTTGCCATTCACTAATGCACCTGACATGAATCTATAACTGTTTTTAAAGTCGCCTGTGGCATTTTGGAATTCAACGCCATCGGGTTCTCCGGAGGCATTCTTGGTCAATCGTAATACTGCATTTTCTCGATACTCTTGCAGGTTCAACATGATCTTGAGTTTGCTCAAGTTAGGCATACCAAACGTGCCCATGAAGTCTGCTACCGGTGCGGCAAATTCGGCCTTTACTACCACACTACGATCTTCAGCAACAGCGTCAATTGTAGTTTCTGTATCGGTTCCGATGATTCTAACCAGGTCAATGCAACCTAGGTCCAGCGTGTGTTCTACTAAGTCTAGTAAGTGATCTCTCATTGTAATTCTCCTTGATAAGTTATTGTATACGAGTTATTTAGATTTTGCAACAGGGTTAGGCATTATTTTTGCCTGGGTTTGTCCGCCTTTGATTGAGTTTAAGAGTCCTAGTTTTTTAAATTCTAACCAGGTGCTTGGGCCTCCATCATTCCAGGAAAATACCTTTTCAAATCCAATACTGGTTGCAACCCCGCATATGAGATTTCCAGGAGTGTAGCAACCAAAGAATTGTTCAACCAAGATAACAGCCTTGTAACTATCGCAGTCGTTGATAGTCATCATTAGCACTCCACCTGGGGCCAGTTTGGAGTAAATTTCCGTAAGGTACTGCTTGACCACTTCAAATGGTTTGAAATTAAAAAAGTTATACGCAAGACATAGACCAAATTGATTGTCAGGTATCTTTGCAAGTACAGCAGTGTCCTCTTGCTCGTCGATCACGTATGGCCGCAGTCTCTGTTGATACATTGTATTAAATTGATCCAGGGCAGGTTGGAGCAATTCTCGAGCTTCATCAATGATATACAATGGGTCATGATCAACCATGTGCTGTATAAAATCAGCGCGACCTGGATGAAGTATTATGGCTGCATGGTGCCAATCCGAATAACGTAAAATCCTAGAAAGATATATCTGTTGAGTCTGTTCCTGTACCTCTGGTAATCGATTAAGTATCTGTTGATAATGTTCTTGCCGTGATTCTGTAGCTTGAGCAAATTGTTTCTTTTCTTGCTCGTAGATCTGATAACTTTGCTGAAACATGGTTGTTTCTACTTTTGATATTTGATCCTTGACCTGTTTTTTTGCCTGATCCAGCAAGTCACAGTATTGATCAAACTGCTGGTTGATTGTATCTTGTTGTTGCTGGAACTGCAATTTAAACGGTTCCAGCACAGGCAAAGTCTGTTCCTGTATGCGCTGGGTTATTTCATCCAGTGACCGGCTGGCTGCAGTCTGCGCCGGAACTGAAGACAGCACTTCCAGCTGATTATAATAGTATACTAATTCACTCAGTTTCATGACCAGTCAAACAAGGTTTGGAATGTATTTTCAGTATTGGTGGCTGAGGCTAAATCCCAATCCAACACATTCAATAAGTTATCAATCTTTTGATCTACCACAGTGGCTTCCATTTCTGAATCATCAAACGGCAGATCCTTGAACCATTGTGGCAAATGTATCTCATCTGTGGGATAGCCAATCGACGTCCAACCTAAGGGATTATTCTTTAGTTTACACACGATAGTCTTCATCCCATCCACAATCTGTAGGCTATACTTGTCACCGTTCATGGTTCTGAGATTGTTCCAGTTCAAGGCCGCTCGCACATGACCTGGCATGTTGGCTCGACCCAGGCGTTCTTCTTCTTTGCCATACTTGGTCAAGTTGTTCACACGTTTAGGACTGCCTTTTTCCCAACCAGGTCGGTCTTTAAATAGATATTTGAACTCACGGATCTTTTCTATGATTTGGTCACGAGTGGAACCTGTAAGCACATCATCTAGTATTTTACTTAGGAAGTCTTGTATGACCTTGGGCGTGTCTGATCGTTTCAGATCCAGGCCCATGGCCTTGACCTTGCCAGGTTTGCCATTGACATCTATGCGTTTGCCTTCATTGTCGATGATCATGACAGCATAGCGTTTCTTGGTAATGAACAGGCCCTTGCTGGCGACCACCTCACGACCACCACGGATCACAGTGCCAATTTCTCTTGGCACATGGAACCCTTGTTCCATAAAGCCCGGAAAGCTGGCATTGACCTGATCGGCAATACTGTCATATAACTGTATGGCGATTTCTTTTGACCAAGACATGGTGCCTGCATCTATCTCAGACTTGAGCACAGGATAGGCTGTAAAGTAACATGAATCAGTGTCACCATATATAATAGCGTCACCCACATGATCATACTTGCCAGTGATGCATTCATTTACATAAGCATCCATGTGCCGGGCAATCGCACGACCTGTAAGAGTTGTGCTTTGTCCAATACGTTTATCAAAGAAACGGCAACCAGGATTAAGAATAGCACCATACAAACTGTTCAAGTTAATCTTTTTAACCAGCTGTCGTTTGTCCCAGTATTCTTCATCATCTTTGTTTGTGCATTCTTTAAGTCGAGCCTGCATGTCTTTACGTTCAGCATACCAGCGTTTGAGCAAACCAGGAATCACGGCTTCACGCTCATATGTGAATATGGTACCGTTGGCAGTGATCATCCAAGGTTGGTTACTATCAAATATCATCTTCCATACTTCGGCGGCACTATGCACAGTTTCCGCACCATCCGACCAGTCTATGGTAATTTCAGTACCACGTTGTTGTTCTATTACTGCGGTATATTCCAGACTTCCAAACAGACCTTCCCACGCGGCGGCAAAGCTGGCTCCACCACGCATCTTGTCTGAGATATACCGCTCGGTCATTGTTTGACGTAGTTGTCCAATGATTGTTTCAGGCCCCATGTTAAGAGCACGGATCGCTGACGGATACAGACTGTTGATATCGATTGACCCGATATATTCGTGGATACCTTTTTTAGGGTAAGCAACATAGGCACCTGCGGCTTGTGTATCTTCATCTGAAAGCCTTTCTTTACGGTTAGGAACTACCATACCACGTTCATGTGCTTCATTTATAATAGCTTGTTCAGTCAAGGCCACAGCACCCATAGTGGTCTGTAGCAACACAGTATTTTCGTGTGCTAAAATATTGGCCAGATCCAAAAACTTCAATTTGTTATCCAGCTTGGCCAGGATCATGGTGTCCTGCCTGTTGTACTCGATAAATCGCTTGAAGTTTTGATTATACAGTTGATCTAGAGTTCCTTCAAACACAGTTTTGGTTTCACCCAGTTCGTAGTCAGCAATAGCATCCAGGCTATAACTGTGACGTTCTTCATATGTGTACTTGCGATACAGTTGCATATAGTCCATATGCACACGACCGATTAGGTCATAGGTTTGATTTTCTGCGCCAAAGCGTTCGAACATGCGTTGTTTAGGAAACTGGTCCCATAGGCAAAATCTGCGGGTGTCATCTTTGCTCAGCACTCGTGTCACGCGATTCACAGTATACGGAATATCAAATCCTTCGCTGTTCCATCCTGAAAGTGCGTCAGCATCTTCTATTAGATCCAAGAAAGTCTTTAACAGATCCTCCTCACGTTCAAAAATCATGGTGTTTTCAAATTCACCGGCAATTTCTTCCGCAGTCTCAGGACTCATGTGCTTGGGCGGAACGACCAAGGTGACCATCTGTTCCAACCAACCCAGGTACACACTTATGGCTGTGATAGCATTGAATGGATCGGATGGTGGACTAAATCCACGTTCAGGATCAAAGTCTACTTCAATGTCGAAGAATGCTACATTGAGTTTGGGTGCGTCTTGTCCTTTGTAGTTTTCTTCCAGGCATCTAAAGATTGGATTGATGTCACTTTCAAACAGGCGTTTTCCGCTTTGTATACGCATTTCCTTGCGGAACTCTTTGTTGTTTCTTGTGCTGAATCTGGCCACAGGTGTACCAAAAATACTCTGGAACTTGCCCCTAGGGTCATCATAGTAAAAGATATAGTTGGCTGGATACTCGCAATATTGCCTTTGGCCATCCCGCCGTTCAACTATGTGTATGCGATCGTGTTCACGATCAAATAGTGCATCAATATAACTCATTTTTCTCCAATTGTGGCTGGGTAGCCATTCTACATGCTCGTAACGTGAGCGACTCGCTGTTATTTAATGTACGGTAAATCTTGCTCTACTTTTTTAGCCACTTCTTGAAGTTGTACATAGTTGGTTATTAACTTTGAGTAGTCGTATAGTGATTTTGGTATAGTAGTATAATCAGTTTGTTGGTGTTGTCCTAGTTCTCTAAAAAGATAATAAGGGTCTGAGATTAATTCTTCGTACCAAATTTCAACAACTTGTTTGTAACTATCTAAATTAATTTTGCTATAAAATATTTTGTGTGAAAGGTATAAATTACGAAATCTATTTAAGTTGATAGTCAATGACACGACAGTGCTAGAGTAAGTGTGCGGCGGTTGCTTAGTGGCATCCATTACTGCATGACTTACTACGGCCGCAAATTGATCCTTACGACGACTCAAAATGCATACAAAATTGCTATTTGGTGGTTGCCATTCTGGATTGTGATTATGTATAACTGTGTTGTTTTTATTCTTTAAGAGATTATTAAGTATAATAGTAGACCCAGTCCTACACGGCGAAGATACAACAAACGAGCCCATTTATGTTAAAGTGTTTTACCAACTGTGGTCAAGATTTGTTCAAGCACTTCGTGATCCTGTTGGGCCCGACCAAATTCAGCCTTGTGTGCTAGTTTGATAGCTCGTTTAAGGATGGCTGGCTTGATTTCCAGTTCTTCGGCAATGGCCTTGATAGTATCGTTCAAGCCTTCAGCAAGTGTTTCAAGCTCATGAGTGACCTGCATACCTTCGTTAATGATTTGTGTTAGTTTGGTTGTTTGTTCTGCGGTAAAGACACGATTTGACATCAATTTCTCCTTTAAAAATTTATTATACAGTATAAAATACAGGGTGTCAACATGTTTTTGAGACTATTATTTCTTTTGTAAAAATATACCCGATAAGTATTGACATGAAAAGAGCTGTGGTGTGTGTAACCGATCCCTGGAATTATTATGATCAATTACCGGATTGGAGCATAATGACTGTCAATCCTGATAATAGTTCATCAAGACAACAATACTTATTAGAAAATAGTGATTGGAGCATGATGATCACTCAGGATGGCATCAAATATCGTGACGGTGGTGATTATCCCAACGAACGGATCCTTGCGTATACTTCTGGTACCACCGGAGACAGTAAATTTTATTCATTCTCCCAAGCACAAGTCAATCACTGTGTCAACGCAATCGTTCAATCATATGAACTCACAGCCAATGATAGATACGTTGGTGTGATGCCATTGTGGCATGCTCATGGCCAGGCATTTTATTGGGCCACTCGACAGATTGGGTGTGAAACACATTTTTTATCTGTGGCTAATCTTAGGAACATGCCCAGCTACAAGCCTACTTTTATTACCGCTGTGCCTGATATATTAAAGACTGTTGGGCAATTGGCTTTTGATAGCCTGCGTTTTGTACGCAGTGCCAGTTCAGCCATGCCCAGCAGTTTATTTCAAGATCTTCGAGATCGATTC